AGATTGATCTCCCGGTAACCTTTCCCTGCGTTTTTCCCGGAGTTGCGGGATTTGGTGAAGGCCGGAGGATCCAGAATCACCACATCGTACCTCTCCCCCTGGGCCTCCAGCATGGGCAGCAGTTCAAACACATCCGCGCAGCGGAACTTCACCCGGTCCTGCAGGCCATTCAACGCCGCGTTTTCCTCCGCCTGTTCCACCGCCAGCCGGGAGGCGTCCACCCCCAGCACGCTGGCCGCCCCGGCGATCCCGGCGTTCAGGGCAAAAGAGCCCGTGTGGGTAAAGCAGTCCAATACCCGCTTCCCCCTGCAGAGACGATGGATGGCGGCACGGTTGTTTTTCTGGTCCAGAAAAAAACCGGTCTTCTGGCCGTCCTCCACATCCACCATATAGCGGACGCCGTTCTCCCGGATCTCCACCTTGGTATCAAAAGGCGCCCCGATAAATCCCTTGCTTCGCTCCATGCCCTCCTGCAGGCGCACTTTGGCATCGCTGCGCTCATAGACACCGCGTACCGCAATTCCGTCCTGCGCCAGGATTTCTTTTAGAGCCTCCACGATAACCTTTTTCCAACGGTCAATCCCCAGGGCCAGAGACTCCACCACCAGCACATCGGAAAACTTGTCCACCACAATGCCCGGCAGGAAATCCGCCTCCCCAAAGATCACCCGGCAGCTGGAGGTGTCGATGGTTTCCCTGCGGTACTCCCAGGCGTCCCGGACCCGCTGCCGGATAAACGCCTCGTCGATAACCGTATCCTTTTTGCGGGACAGCATACGCACGGTAATCCTGGATTGCGTATTGATAAAACCCTTTCCCATGCAGTAGCCGTCAAAATCCCGCACTTCCACCACATCTCCGTTCTCAAAACCGCCTGCAACAGAGTCGATCTCATTGTCATAGATCCACATGCCCCCGGCTTTCAAAGTCCGTCCTTCCCCTTTTTTCAGCGTCACAACCGCCTGTTCCATATTTGGCCTCCGTATTTTATTGGTTCATTGTAAAATAAGATGCGACAAGGGAAATATACTCTAAAGCATCTTATTTTTAACAGAAAATAAGAGAGTGCTACAAGAGAATTAAAAAACTCTTGTGGGCACTCTTTTTTTATTTCACCAAAACTAGAAAGGAGATAAAAGGGCATGAGGAAAGGAAATAGACGGCTGAACTTCACGGACCGCCAGACCATTGAGAGGATGCACGCAGCAGGGGTAAAGGTTTCTGCCATTGCGGATGAAGTGGGAGTGCATAGGGCAACTATCTACAATGAATTGAAACGAGGTGGGGAGCCTTACCGGGCAGAGGTAGCACAGAAAGCATTATAGGCCAGGCGGCAGCAGGGCAGGAAGCGAGGAACTTAACATGGACAAGAATATGGATTGGATTTATAGGACGGTGACAATGGACACGGACCTGGAAAAGACCCTGGAAGCGGTGGAAAAGGCCCTGGGCTTTAAATTATTCGTCTGGCAGAAAACATATATAGAACGTGGATATTTCAGACGGTACGGGGCAACCACAGCCGAGATTTTACGGGAACTGTTAAATGTATCGGAAGCCCCATTGGATTATACAAGAAAACCATCAAGCAGGATGCAAAGTATTTACCGGGAGGAATTAAAAGAGATAAAGAAAAAACTGGATGCCGCCGGAATCACCACACGTCCCGTTTTCTTTACCAGAAATGATAAAGAGCGGTACTTAATGAAGAAAGCAAGGCAGCAGGATAAAGAAGATGTATAGCACCACCCAGGGCGGCCAACACCGCCCGGCAACTAAAACGGCCATGCTGACCATGGGCGGCGTGAGGGTCCAAAGCCCCTACAAACTGTTGATGGGTTGCACTGGTGCAAAAAGTACCTACCAGGGGAAGCGTACACGCCTATTCTTCCCAGGTAGGCCGGGAACTAGAAAACCATGCCACGCCCCGGTGAAGTTATCCGGCGTTTAAAAGGTTGTACGATAACACCCGGTATATTGCAAGCTGTCATCCTATAAAGCCGTAGGGCGTGATGCGGACGGATGGCCGCTTGCGGTATGCGAAATCCAAAAAAGGGAAGCAGATGGACAGAAAATATAATTTTCCAATAAAGAAGTGCCCAGGATGCGGCGGCACCATGTTCACGGTAAGGCAGAGGATAAGCGGCAACGGGGAATATTATGTGGACATGGCAACGGGAGAGATTGAAAGCACGGAACTACATAGCGGATTGACATATAGGAACACTGGAAAATATGCCGTCTGTACAGATTGCGGAAAAAGGCTTTTCAAGATAGATGACAGCCTTAACGTGATAGAATAGCCGCTTCCTTGGGCCAATAACAGAAAGCGAGGGTTTAAGCATGAAAATCATGTTAAAAAGGGACACCGATTTGAAAGACCTTGAAACAAAGGTAAATGAAAACCTGGCCGCCCTGGAAGCAGACGGGGCGGAAATCATGGGAATTGAGCATGGAACGGAAACCTTGCCCGTCATCCGTGGAAAGGAGATTGCAGACTATAGGACTTCTTACACGGTGATGATTGTCTACGAACCGTCCAGGCAGGGGGCGTTGAAATGAACGCCGGGTTGACATTGGGGAGCCTTTTTGATGGGATAGCCGGGTTTCCCCTGGCAGCAGGGCGGCACGGCATCAAGACCGTATGGACAAGCGAGATAGAGCCGAACTGTATAGACATAGCAGGGCGGCATTTCCCGGATGCCGTGAACCTGGGGGACATTACCGGGATAAAAGGCGGAGAAATCCCCGTGGTGGATATTATCAGTTTCGGAAGCCCTTGCCAGGATTTGAGCGTGGCCGGGAAGCAGACGGGGCTTGACGGTTCCCGTTCCGGCCTATTCATGGAAGCCGTGCGGATTATACGGGAAATGAGGGAAAAGACAGATGGAGAATATCCAAAGTATATCATATGGGAAAACGTGGCCGGGGCTTTTTCAAGCAATAAGGGAGAGGATTTCCGCCGGGTCCTGGAAGAAATCACAGAAGCCAGTATTCCAATGCCTACAAGTGGGAAATGGGCATCCGCCGGATTGGTTGGAATTGAGGGACCAGGGGGGGGACTTGCGGACAGTCGCATGGCGGCAGCTTGACGCACAGTTTTGGGGAGTGCCCCAACGTAGAAAAAGAATCTACCTTGTCACAGATTTTGGAAATGGACGTGCCGGACAAATACTTTTTGAGTGCGAAAGCGTGTTGGGGTATTCTGGCACGGGCCAAGAAGAGGGAAAAGGAGGTTCCGACAATCCTAAAGATTGCCTTATTGGAGAGGATAGCGGAGGACTGGCAGAGGAACCAGGCGGACAAATGAAACTGGATTTCGGCAGGACGGCGGATAGGATTTACATAAACGCCAAGAAGAGCGTAACCCTTATGGGGAGGGAAGGGGGGCGGAGGTGGAAAGACTGGCCTTTACTTGCTTCCCGTCTATACCATAGCCGGAAACGTCATTGGCCGGGATGCAAAGCACGGCGGAAACCAATTAGGGATAAACCAGGACGTTGCCCCAACGCTTACAAGCACGGACCGGCACGCCGTAGCCTATACACAAAGCGGTTATGCGGAGTTCAAGGAGGGCGTGGGGACCATAAAAAAGAGCCGTGGGGCAGCAGGGGGAGGAAGTGAAACCCTTGCCGTGATAATTGAGCGGATTGCCGCAGCGGTAAAGTACCGGGTCCGCCGCCTTACGCCGCTTGAATGTGAACGCCTGGACGGGTTCCCGGATTACTGGACAAGGTACGGGGCATCCGGCCGGGAAATGTCAGACAACGCCCGTTACATGGCCCTGGGAAACAGTATTGCGGTCCCGTGTGCGGAACGTGTATTTATCGGCATAATCAGAGCAGAAAGCGAGGAAAACGAAGCATGGAAAGCGTGATGATTATAGCAACCACAATTATTGCAATTTTAGGAGTGGTTTGTTATGTGGCACTGGCAGGGATAGCGGTTATCTATTCCCTGGGGGCGAATAAAGGCCATAAAGGATGCCGTATCTTCTTTGGAATATTGGGCGTGACAATGCTTTGCGTATTCGTCTATATGTGCGTATATACGCATAAGTAAGGTGGCGGTTATGACAGTACGGGATTTTTTGGAAATCATACATAATTCGGACAATCTGTTGATTGTACGGGATGCCGAAAGCGAAGCAGGGCAGGAAACCATATACAAAGGGTACAAGGCGTTGTTGAAATATGACCCCGTGGCGGATGCCGTCCTGGATGCCCAGGTGAAGAGGTTTAAGGCATCCCCGGAAATCCGGCATAAGGAATGGAAAGACCGGGGACTGATGCAGCCAATGGAGCCGGAGAAAACGCCGGATTTCCGCTTTTCTGATTTGCAGATGACCCTATATTACAAAATCATCATTTAGGAGGAATGAAAGATGGCGGAAATGAAAGTAAAGGTGGAAATAACCGACTGGCCGGAGTTCAAGGAAAAGATTGCCAGGATAAAAAAGGTTATGCAGCGGCGTGCCTGGATAAACGGCCAGAGGGCCAGGAAAGCGAGGAAAAGAGGATGGACAGATTAAAGGCGGCGGAAGCAAATTATAAAAGCTATACGCCTATCAATGGAGTGGTGGAGCCGGATTTTCTGGAATATCTCAAAGAAACATTCCGAAAGTGGCAGCAGTACCACAAAGAGGGCGTGACGTTGGGCAGCCGTGAGATTGCGAAGCTGTCAAACATGGTGGCCGGGGCAAGGCTTAATTCCCGTTTTGGGTTTGAGAAACTGGCAAAGCGTTTCACGGATGAAGAGGGGGAAGAGTGGTTCTCCCTGCTGATTTATAAGAACCGGGAAGAACTGGAAATTGATGCAGAGCCTTTATATTGTTTTGCATCCAGGATTCACAGATAGAAAGAGAGGATAAGGGCATGGGATTATTAGATGGATTCACAAGTGACGGCACCGTGGACATGAAGTACATGGAATTTTACAAACTTATGAGGGAAGCGGCAAAGGCGGAGTTAATGGAAAATGCGGCCAGGTGCAACGTGCCCCATGAGTATATCCGGGAAATGCTTACCGGGAAGATGGAAGCCCCGGAGATTCTGCCGGAAACAGAAGTACACCCGGACTATGAGATTGAGAGCATGATTACTTCCGCCAGGCGTTTCTTGCGTATGCTGCCGGATGAAGAGCGGTTGGAAAAGGGCGTGGAAACCTTAAAAAATATCGTGGAACTGGCAGAACGGGAACGGCTTAATGAAATCATCCTGGACAATGCGGAAAAGTTAAAGGCCAGGGAAGCCGCCGGGGAAAAGAGGGTGCCGGAAACATGGAGTTGTGAAACGTGCTTCCACTACAGAAAGGGAAAGAAACTTCCTATCTGCGGAGGGTGCGAGGACGGGAGCAGATACACGCCTATGGATGCCGGGCAGCAGGACCAGGACACGGACGGGGAAAGGGAGGATGGAAGCCATGGCAATGAATGAGTTAAGGGCAGAGGTTGAAGCCGCCGCCCAGGCAGAACTGAACCGGGCAAACGAAAGGTTCCCTTTATTCAATAGCCGCCATGAGGGTTACGCCGTGACCCTGGGGAAGATGGAGGAAGCCAAGGAAGCCCTGGACAATGCGGAATCTTCCCTTGCCGTGTTATGGGACGGCGTAAGAGGGAAAAAGATAGCTTGTTTCCTGGTGGAAGATGCAAAGCCAATGGCAATATACCGCCAGGCCGTGGATGCCGCTTGTGAAATGGTCCAGGTGGCGGCCATGCTGTTGAAATATGAAATGAGCCAGGCGGATGCAGACGGCCAGGCAGAAAGCGAGGGAAAAGACTATGGCGATTTATGCAGTTGATTTTGACAATACACTGGCCGTTACCAGGTTCCCGGAAATCGTGGGACCAAAGGCAAAGGTTGTGGCGGCGGTGAAGATGCTGAAAGCCAACGGCCATAAAATCATCCTCTGGACAAGCAGAGCCGGAAAGGATTTGAAAGATGCCGTGGAATGGTGTACAGAGCAGGGCATTATCTTTGATGCAGTGAATGAGCCATTGCCGGAGCAGATGGACAGATGGGGGAATGACACGAGAAAAGTTTATGCGGATTTCTACATAGACGATAAGGCAATGCCTATTGAAGCCCTGGAAAGCATCATGGACCGGGTTGTGGACATAGTGGAAGAATATAAGTTGCAGCAGTAGGGAGGAATGGGACGGGATGATTAAACGTGTGATTGGTGCGCTGTATGGAATTTTCCTGGAAGAACCATTGGACCGCTTGCATAACTGGCAACGCCGTTTTGAAAAGGAATATCTGAACTATTGCCGGACGGGATGCAGGGATTGCTACAAATGGAATGGCTATTGCCGTAGCCGGAAAGAGGGAACGCCATATAAGAAATTCCGCCGGAAATATCACGATATTGGCAAATAGGAATCAGAAAGCGAGGAACTTAACATGGGAAACGCACTTGCGGTAATATTGGGAGCCGTGGAACGGGAAAAGGCGGTGCCGTTCCTCTTCACTGGAAGCAGGAACCACCGGGGCATCCGCCCGGAACTGGCAGAGGTTAGGGAAGTAAAGGCAATGATGGCGGTCATTGACCGGGAACTGGAAAATTACAAGAGCCTGGCGGAACTGGATTTCCGGGCCGGGTATGTGGCCGGAAGAATCTATGAAAAGGAAGCCGCCGGGTGCATCACGCCGGGGCACAAGCAGGACCTTATAAATATTCTGTATACAAAATATGAAACCATCCGTGGTTTGGAATCCTGGGGTGCCGGATGCGGTTTGTGATTGGCGGAATGAAGTATGACACGGACAAGATGGAACGGGTGGCAGCAGTAAGGAAATGGTATAAAAATGACAGCCCTTTAATGCGTGCGGTATTCCAGGGGCAAGAAGTAGGAAAAACGTATGATTGCGAGTTATGGAAATCTGAAAAAGGGAACTGGCTGTTGACCCATGAGGAAGATTTCCGAAGGACGTATGGTGAAGCGATAGAGGAAGAGGAAGCAAAAGCCCTTTTGATGCGTTACGCAACGGAAACATACGAAAGTATGTTCGGAGAGTTGCCGGAAGCATGAACGGGGAAAACGAAACCCGGTTGCAAGGTGGGGAACACCAAAAGCAACCGGGTTGGAACTTAACAAGGACAGTATAGCACAAGATATGGAGGAAAGAAAGGGTTTTCTTCCATATATAGAAAGAAAGGCGGAAAACATGGAGATTTACATAATTATGGCGGCAGTAGCGGCGGCAATGCTGATTATATCCGGCCTGGCCTTGTTCGGTTTTGCACTGATAAAGAAAGCGTTTGATGGATTTCTGGACTGATTTTTAAAATGGGCGGTGCCCCTTGCCCGTCCTTGTAATGGGTATTAGCATATCGGACACCCTGGGGATTTATAGAAAGATATAAAGGCATAGGTGGTTGATGGTGATAAGAAGAGGGGAGGGAGGGGAGGAAAAGGGAAGTGATGCCCAGGAGCAGGAAAGAGGGTAGGGGCTTGACATATAAAGGTGGGGAACATGAAAAAACTGTATGATGATTACGATTATGAGGAAGCATACCAAAAGCAGTGTGACACCCTGGAAGAGTGGGAGTTGGAAAAGCTGTTAAAGGATGGAAAGGTGGGGTGCCTTTATCGGACTACCACCACCAAGGCGGAGAACATCCAGAACGGAACGGTATTACTGGAAAGCCAGGTATACCCGGCCTTTAAGGATAAAAAGGATATGCCAGTAACGGCAAAGAAGAGGGAAACCAGGCCGTCACAGCGGAACCTAAACGATAAGAACGCAAGACGTTATCTAATACGCCTGGCAAATATCAATTTCGGCAAGGGTGATATTTGGGCCACATTTGGATGGAATGATGATTGTCTGCCTGGTGATGAAGAGAGGGCCAGGAAAGATATAACCAATTTCATAAAGCGGATAAACCGCCGCCGGAAAAAAGACGGGTTGGACAATGCAAAATATATTTATATCCTTGCCTTTGACGGGTACAAACGCCCACACTTCCATATTCTGTTATCCGGGGACGGGATGGACCGGGACGAACTGGAAGAACTATGGGGGAAATGTGACAGACCGAACACCAGGAGGATAAAGCCGGATGATGATTTCCTTATAACCGGGCTTGCCACATACATATCACAGAACCCACACGGGACAAAAAGATGGTGCCCGTCAAAGAACCTTAAAAAGCCGGACAAGCCGACAAGAAGCTATTCAAAGTTTAAAAAGGGCAATGTGGAGCGGATGGCAAGGGACCATGAAGAACTGAAAAGCCAGATGGAAAAAGCATACCCTGGATTTGAATTTCTGGATGCAGAGGTTAAGTACAACGGAATCAATGCGGCGTTCTACATATACGCCCGTATGGTGAAGATTAAGCGAAAGGAGCCTAACAAGAAATGAAGATTGTTTCAGTAATCAATTTAAAAGGTGGGTGTGCCAAGACCACCACAGCCGTTTCCATGGCGGAACTGTTGGCAGAGGGGGACAAGAAAAGAAAGCGGCCTGGCAGCAGGGTATTGTTGTTTGACAATGACAAGCAGGGGAACGCTTCCCGTATGTTTGAGGTATACAACCGGGACCAGGAGGCGGAAGCGTGCCGGATTATGCGGACCGGCCACATGGGGGAAAACAGTATTCGGAGGGTTTCCGGGATTGCGGAGGATGAAAAACTGGATGTAATACCTTGCAACTATTTCATGGAGTTGGCGGAACTTGCCGTAAAAGCAGACCAGGACCATGCACAGCATGACCGTTATAAAACCGCCCTGGGGGAAGTTGCCGGGGAATATGACTATTGCATCATAGACAATCCGCCGGACCTGGGAATGAACGTCATAAACGCCATGGTGGCAACCCATGAAATCATCATTCCCGTGTGCCTGGATGCCTATTCGTTGGACGGCCTGGAAGAACTGGTGGAGCAGATAAACCAGGTTAAGGCGTTGAACCGAAAGGCTAGGATTGCCGGGGTGCTTATTACGGACTATGAGAAGTCGGACACAAGCGAAGCGGCGGAAAGTTGGTTGAGGGCAAAGAGCGGATGCCCTGTTTTCTCACAGAAAATCAGACATTCCACAAAGGCCAAGGATGCCACGTTCTACCACCAGACACCGACACGCTACAGTGTACGCAGCGGAGCCGCCCAGGATTATAAAGCCTTTGTGGCGGAGTATGTGCAGAAATTTGGGAACCTGGCAGCAGGGGAAAGGGGTTAAGGGATGGGATTTAATATTCTGGATGTCGTGAACGCCGCAACCAGGGCGGAAGTAGGGGAAAACAAGGATTACCGGGAAATCAACCTGGACTACCGGGACATTGTTGTGACGGAGCATAATAAATACAGCATGGACGAATTGCAGGAAATAGCCACGGGAATTGAAATGGACGGGTTGCAGCAGCCCCTTGTATTGGGGCGTGTAAATGGGGAATACTGGCTTGTTTCCGGCCACCGCCGCCTGGGAGGTATAAAAATCCTTGTGGCAGAGGGGAAAGAAGAGTTTGAAACCGTCCCTTGCCGCTACAAGGATATGACGGAAATAGAATTTCGGATTGCGCTTTTAATCGGCA